GTTATTCCAGGGCCCGAGATCATACCAGCCGTGCGTATGAATTCGTGCTATCTTGGGATATGTCATTCTCCTCAGGTCGTGAAGACCCAGAAGTGGTAAGCCACCTTCATAATCAGACGCTCGACCGCTATTACGTCTCTCTAAGAGGTACGTAATGGGCCTCCCACGCTCATGCGTGAGGGCAGTTCGGACGAGCGGAGATACGGGAGGTAACTTATCAATGGCCGACAGAGTTGCGGTATAACCCGCGTGTCCGTCTCGCATAACCTGTTTTACAGGTACACGTACGAGAGCCTTAAAGAAGAACCCACCCCAGCCACCAAACTTGTCGTGAGACATATCGGATGACCGGGAGGGGGTAGCTTCATCAAAGTTTGAGATTAAACCGCCGTCCCCAAAACCCTCTGGAATACGAATATTCCTTAACGGCAAAGGGATGCGGAAAACCACAAACAGGTAACAGCGTAGGTACTTAGCGTCACAGCCGCAATCAAAATTGCGGCGATGAGCATAGCGCCTGATACTGTTAGCCAATTTGTAAAGGCTTTCAACATCTGCGATACTTTCCTTTTGGAAAATGGGCCTGACATCTATACCGTCGAAGTAATCTTTTCCACAGGATTCCCGGAAACGCCCAGAAGAGAAACTCTTCTTAGCGTTAACGGTAAACCCTGCGAAATCGAGTACCTTCACCACGTCTGCATAAGCAGCCGATGGGACGATTAGATCGTCACCATAGACGCTTAGCGTACGCTCATGACCGTGTATATCTAGGCACGCTGAACAGAGTGCCCAGAAAATCAGACTTTCGAGTTCGAAAGTACAAGCGTTCCCTTGTGAGGAAAACTTGTGGTAGTAAAACCAGGTCTTGTCCTTACGGACATAACCCTGTTTACTCCTGATGCGGTCAAGAAGTCCGAACCAATCGGCAGGTAAGAGGAATCGAACAAGCTCAATTGAGATTGTATCGCTAGCCCCTTGCAAGTCGATAGTGGCCAGATGGCCATGTTTTGATCCGGATTTAGCTAAACGCTGATTAAGTGTCTGATCGCTCAGATTAACTCCAGCGTGTGCGCGAAGAAGCCTTCGTATCTCTGCGCCGAAACCCTTTTGTAAATATGAATTTACGTGGGGTTCCTTCGCAATTATACGGTGCGTTTTCGCGTTCTTAGGTACGAACACGACCTCGTTTCCTCTGACCACGTGCATCGCTTCTCTCGTAAGGGAGAGCGGAACGCTAGGGAATTGATCAGATTGGATCTGACAATTCACCCAGGAAGGGGTGCTGTTTATACAGCAGTGTCCCATAACGAGGGCATTACTCGTAACGTC